AAGTATTGTCGTCAAATTCTGCATAATATTTTGGTAGTCCTGTTGTGGACGCATTAGGAGTAAAATCCCTAATGAAAGAAACTTGTTTTAATAGTAAGTAACTATAATTACTGCTACTGTCTATTACAGCTAAACTAAAAGGTGCTAAATAGTCAGTAGGGCATTCTAAGTATGGTCCTGAAGCTGTTAAGTCACCAACTTGATTTTTTCTAAAATCGTCTAATTGTACATTTTTAAATATACGTTCTTCTGTTGTTGAGATAAACGTGGGTAGGTTAGTAACAAAACTAGACTCTGTGCTTTCCAGGTAGTCTTGTATAGCTGTTTTTAAAGTTGTGTACGTAAAACTCATACTGATACCGTTAATTCACCCACACTACCTGTTAGTGCAGACATATTATACATAGAACCTATTGTATCACTATTTTGTGCCCACATGATAGGAGAACTTACACCATTACTGTCCTTAGGATTAGAAACTATAACATAACCTTGCCCTGCTGTTGGGGCGGATATAGTAGGTCTTGGTTGATATAAAGCTTCTGGGTCTGCGATATTGTGTGGCGGATCTAATTGAGGGGATTTAGGCTCATAACATTCGCCACAAACTTTAAAGCCAGTCCACTCTTTTCTTAAATCAAGATAAGGTATATCAAAACCACATCGGTCGCATATCGCTCGTGCGTACTTACCTTGAGCATAAGCCATTAATAAAATCTCCTAGCTGGAGTCAACATTAATGATGCTCTATTTCTATCCTCGTCTGCTGCTAGTTTAAAATCTTGTTCGTATTGTTGTTTTAGTAGCCCTGCTTTTTGAGGATTCTTTTTTAAAGCTATATAGTAGGCTAACCCACTAACCATACAAGGCATAAACCTTGAAGGTACTTCAGGATTTTCTGCTGATGTACTTACATCGTCAATCCTTTGTATTCTGTAAGAAATTAATTGATAGTTATTAGTGTCTGGTGTTGGCCAGAGGTTTACTACAGGAGTAATTTGTCTATCAACAAAATACTGTGTAGGTCTTGCTTGAGTAGTTTTAGTAGGAATATTTAAAAATTCTTGCCTACCTATTCTATCTATTTCTATATCTAGAACTGGGCTTTTGCTAGTGTCTCTGATAACAGCTGACAATATATCAATATCGTATCCGTTTAAATTATAACTGGCTGTGCCTTTAGTTAAATCTAGAGTTTCTTGCTCTATAGTCCACAGATTAACGCCTCTATTAGCCCAATCTGCAAACATTATATTCATAGAACGTCTAGCAGTTCTAGCATCGTACCCTGTACGTTGTTCTAGTCCTGCTAGTTCGTAAGCCTCTTCTATAGTTTCAGCTATATCTAAGGCAAAAGTTTTAGTGCCTGAAAAAGCCATTTATTTAAAACTCTTTAAATAGAGTAATTACTATAACGTACGAGTCACCGCTTCCAGCACCTGTCGTTGTTAGTAGTATATCTCCTGTTTTACCACTGCCTGAAGTGTTCCTGATACCACCGAACTCTGTAAAATCTTCGTCAGTTGTATAGTCTGAGTTTAAATCCCAACAGATAGTATTAGTAGTAGCATCCCACAAAAGTTTGACACTCATACCAAAAGTTGAATAAACAATTTTAGCTAACCTTACACCAGTACATGCTTTACCATCACTAGTTCTAGTTGCTAAACCACTTACATCAACCTTATTTACTGCTGCCTCGCCTGTACCATCGGATGTGTTGGTCAGCTGAATAACAGCTGACCTATCACTATCTGACAGAGTTGTTGAAGTTACTGCGTCTGCCATATATTACTCCTTAAGAAGCTACGTCGTAGCCGATTATCTCAATCATAAAACGACCAGCAGTATAAGCAGCATCGCCTGTACCTTGACTTACTAAATATAAGTATTGATCAGCAGTAATGTCTCCACCAGCAACCATAGTGCCTGCAGATGCAGCACCAGCGTTAATGATTTGAGTTTCAGTTAAATCACCGATAGCTGTATCGTTTACACCTGTGCCTTCAGTAGCTGAGTACAGATCAATGTCTGTGCTTCCGCCAGCAGGAGTTTCTACACATGTCATAGTTACACCAAAAACAACACCTTGGTTGGCTGTTGTAACCTGTGCTATATAAGCAACACCTGAGCCATCTTTACCGATAATATCGCCTGCAGTTCCACCGTCTTTTAACCCAGTTAAGTCAATCATGATAGTAGATTTTACTATGTTAACGTTAGTGTCAACATCACTGTGTAGTCTGTCTACCTGAGTGATGTAAACTGCTGCTGTGCCTTCAATACCAGCACTTGCAACAGCTTCATTTGCTATTTTATCGCCACTAGTAACAGTAACTGTACCAGTGGTTGAGTTTTCTGAGATAGTTTGAAAACCGTTTTTGGAGCGGACTGGTCCGCTAAAAGTTGAATTTGCCATAATTTCCTCCTACGGAAATAAGTTTCACCATCTTGGCTTGTCTGCTAGGTCAGTTGGTAAAACAAGTTAAAAAGTCCTAGAATTGAATGATATAACGTATCCTAGAAAAAAGAAAGGGAGCCGAAGCTCCCTTAAATGACGTAAAAACGTCTACCCCGAAAGGATTAAGCTCCTGGTGAACCGTACATTCCACGCCAGTCACTAAAGCCGAAAGAATATCTTTCTCTTGCTTTGTATCTTACGTTTCCTGTTTCGAAGTCACCTTCCATGCCAGTTGACATAGGTGATCTTACGAAGTGTTTCATACCGTTAGGAGCATCAGTCTTGATGAAGAAAGCATCAGTATCTGTTAGATAATGGTTAACAACGTAACCTTCTGGGAACATTCCCATGTTTTTCATTGCGTTGATGTCATTATCAGAAGTTGATACTCTTCCTGGAGTTTGAAGGATTCTCTCAGCTACAAATTGCAGTTGAGGAGGAACGATTAATTTTCTTGCTTGAACATTAATTTTAATTCCTCTCTCGTCTTTAAACTGAGAAATATCGATCAAAGCATTCTCCAATGAAGTTTCATTCAAGTCTGCAGCAGTTGAAGGTTCATTTGACTGATCGCCAGCTGTTAAAGTTGGGTGATCTGTAGTCATTAAAGGTTTGCCGTCGCCTCCTGGGAAGGAAGTTGAGAAACCATTGTTAAGAACATTCGCAGCTTTTACCTGCTTGGTGTTAGCCATTGAACGTGCTAAAGCCCTTGTATATCTAGAAGATAGGCTATCGTAGAGGTTATCTTCGATTGCTTCTTCTGTCAATGAGAAAGCTAAAGCGACAGTTTCATGGGTGTAACGAGATGTGAAAGTTTCTTGAGCTGTATCATAACTAACTGAAGCACCTTCCCCTTTTACAGGAGCTTGTGCAAAGCCAGCTAACATTACTTCCTCTTCGAAAGCTCTGTCAGAATTCTCAGTATCAAAAATTTCCGCATGTTCGTTCTCATAACGATCGTACTCTAAACCAAAAAGTGCGTTCAATCCTGGTTCGAGTTCTTTTACTAGTTGAGCTCTATTAATTGCCATTTATATCACCTTTTAGTCGTTGCCGAATACAGAAGCTGGGAATATGAATAAACCTCTAGCATATTGCCCAATTGAGTTGTCTGGTCTATCGACGAAGCCAACCTGTTTAGCAATACCACTAGCAGTAGTAGTAGTCACACCTTCTTTAGAACGGTTGTTGTTAGTATCACCTGCAGTTGTAGAGATAGTATGTACTTTACCGACGTCTGCTTGAGTAGGAGTACCTGTGTACTGTGCCTCATAGACTATATCGGGATCAGCATATACATATGCTTTAGCATCTGCAGAACCTAGTGTTGCGGTACCATCTGGCCATTTTCTGGACCAAACTGGAGTACCATCTGTTGCTGTGTATTGTACACCGTAAAACACACCTAGAGGAGCGTCGGTTGCACCACCTTGAAGAACGTAACCACTTGTCAATTTTACGACATCACCTGAAAAAATATCACCTGATGCCCCACTTGCGATTGCGAACTCCGAAGGTCTAATAGTGCCACCACTCATATGGTACGCTGGTGTAAATCCGTTAGGATCATTTACATTAGCCATTTATATCACCTTTATTGTTAATATAAGTTCAAAATATAGTTCTAAAGTACTAGCCTTTAGAACCTCCGCTTCCAAAAGTAATCTTAGATGACCTAGACGGATTGTCTATAGGCATAATAGGATTACTCTCTCGCATAAGATTATTGTCCACTGCATCCATCTGATCGTTAGCAAGTCTGGCGTAATATCGCCTTCTTTCTTCGATCGTCTCGATTGGCATCTTAGCGAGGATTAAGCCACCAACTCCTATGACTCCAGCGTGTTTACCTTCATCAAGGGATGGTGCTTCAAAATCAGGATGGTCTTTAGCCATTACTGGCTCCCAACCTTCACGAATACGTTTAGACATATTCGCTTGATCTTGTTGCCCAACCATTGACTCACGTATCCATCTGTATACATAGCCCTCTGGTGGATTGGGTGCGTCTAATAAAGACGGTGGACTCCATGGTTTTCGTCGTGAAGTTTTTTCTCGACTTTCTGCAGATCTGGAGGTTCGATCTGTGTTAGTAGTTTCGTTATTTTTATCTACCATTTTCTACTCCTTAACATGCTTAGCATATTCTTCTAGTGGCACACCTAATCTTTTTGCTATTGCTACTTGACTCGGTGTGAGTTGTACTTTTCTACGTGAACGTGTTCTTGCTGTTGTAGACCCTCTACTTGAACCAGCTACTACCTCGTTCACAGTGTTCTGTTGAGTTTTTCCTAATTTATGAGGAAAAGCCTCAGCCATTCTTTTATCCACTTCTGCGTAATAGCTATCAGAAGTTGGATCGTAACCCTCTTGTTCTACTAGTTGCCTATGAAAAGCAAAAGCACTAGTAGTCATAGCTACGTCAGAGCCGAACCATTCGTTCTGTTTAGCCCATTCCTGAGCTTTAGGATCTGCTTCTACTTGAGCTTGTTGTTGAGGTTGACTTCTAGATTGTATTTCTTTTTCAACATCAACAACAGGTTCTTGTACCTCTTCAGTATTTTTTGCTTTGACTCGATTAAGGCTTTCCTCTTCTACTGCTAATTTAGCAACATCTTTTTGAGCTTCGAGCATTGCGTCTGTATCGCCCATCTCGTATGCCTTTTTATATCGGTCTTGAGCAGACTGAAGTTCAGACCCAACTCTACCTTTATACTCATCATATAAGTTCTGATCAGTTTTTGAAAGTTTATTTTTTGTCTGATTAAGTTCACCCTGAACAGACTTAGCATAATCTATTGCTGCCTGTTCACGTCTTTCAGCTTCTCGAATCTTATAAGTCAGTTTAGCGATACGTTTTTTAACGCCTTCGCTGTAATCTTCTATTTCATCAGATTCTTTTTTAGCTTCTTGTTGAGGTTCCTCTTCTTGAAGTTCCTCATCCTCATCATCTTCTGACTCAGGGAGTTCAACTTCCGTTAACTCTTCCTGTTCAGCTTCTTGTTGCAAGGCTTCATCTGCCATGTTTTGCTCCTGTTGTTGCGTGATTCATATTAGCCTGAAACTATATCCTCAGGATCGTTTATAACTGCTAATACATCATCATCGTTTAATAATCGCAAGTCGCCACCCTCAATTTTGATTCGTGCTCCTGCGTACCTGCCGAATATCACCCAGTCACCTTCTTGACACCATGCACCTCCAGGATATCTATCCTTATCAGCGTATGCGTCTGGACCAAGCGATACTACGTATCCTACATTAGTGGCTATACGTTCTTTTTCTAATGTTTCATTAGCTAAGTATAGACCACCTTTAGTTTTTTGCTTTCTGCTGAAAGGTAAAACCATTAGTCTGTAGCCTGTGGGGGTAGGGAGTTCTTCTTTTAAATTAGAATCTTTTTCAACATTATCAGGAGTAAATTTTAAATCTTCCTTAGGTTCAACTTCTTCTTCTTTAAAACGGTCAACCGAATTTGGTATCGGTTCGCCACCTTTGCCGAATGCGGCAACTTCTTTAGTCATCTTCTATATCCTTATGCAGGTCTCTAATTAAGAGTTCCGTAAACGACAGACCTGATATTTCGCCTACGATTTTTTGATAACTTTCAAAATCTTGCACTCCACCATTAGCGAGTGTTTCTGTTAACTGCTCTTTTCTTTCTGCAATTAACTTCTTTAACTTATCGAACATCTATACTATTTCTTCTTCTTAGATTTTCTTCTAGATTTAGCACCAGAACACTTCCATCTTTTTCTTGATAAGTTATTAGGAGTGTTCGGATCATTTTGTTTTTTCTTAGATAACCTCTTTTTTATACCTAAACTTCTTGCACAATACGAGTCGCCTTTAGATGTTCCTGGTCTGACTCTTCTTTTACCGTCTTTGGCTTTACCTGCTTGACCATAACTAACCTTTTTACCAGACTTAGTTACTTTTACTTTAGCCTTGCCTCTTCTTGGTGTTGCCATTGTGATCAGTATACCTAATTATGCTAATTTAGTAACCTTAGTTTTGTTAGCCACACCATTACCTTTACACATAACAGTATTAGAGCCACCACCTTTTTTCATCATTTTAAAATCTACGCCAGATAATTTACCGTCTTTGTTTTTATCTAGTTTAGTTTGACCACCGTGTAGTTCACCACCGTGTGTTTTAGCAGTTCTTGCTGCTGCCTTAAAATCTGCTGCTGAAGGTGCACCTTTAGCTCCTGGCTTACGCATTTTTCTGCCTTCTTTACGTTTTTGGTTTATATTGTAATATAGACCTTTTTTAGCAGTTCTACCGTCTTTAGTTTTATGCGTTTCTTTACCCATTACTCTTTCCCACTCCAACTTGCGTTGTGCTTTGTGCCTTGTGTAGCTTTACCTGTTCCTTGAGTTTTAACTTTACCCTGACCAAATACTTTTTTGAATAAAACATCTTTTACTC